AGCTCCTGCGTCTTCCCCGCGGTGAAGGCGGCCTGCAGCCCCGTAGTGCGTAGTTCGTCAGCGAAGCGACGTTGCTCCTTCGCCTGCCGCTCGTAGACCATGGCCATCTTCGTGAACTGCACGGCCGACTTCCCCATCCCTGGGATCTTCTCGTATACGTCAGCGAGCGTTCTGAACACGCCGCCAAGCTTCTCCAGAATCCATGCGAAGGTATCGGCATAGAGGGCACGGGCTTCGCCGAGGGCGAAGACGAGGTCCCGGCCAAAGAACTGCGTCACCCTCTCGAAGAACGCCACAAGCAAGTTGGTCCCGCTGCCGACGTTGCCCATCTCTCCGATGAGCTTCCCGACCGCCTCTTGCGCGTCCCCGGCAGCGTTGCCGACCTGCTGCAAGCTTCCGGCAAAGTCCTTCGTCGCCGTCAGGGCGGCGCCGCCCATACGCGTCTCGATGTTCGCGAGCACGGCGTCATACTTCGCGGTGCCCTTGATGTTCTGGTCTATGACGATCCCGATTTCCTTAAGCTGGCCCGTCTCACCCGTGAACGCCAGGCCGAGCAGCCTCATCGATTGCGCCAGGTCGCGACCGGTAGCAGCAGAGAGGTCAAGCGCGGCTTCTGTCGCCCGCTTGATCTGCTCCTCGTTCATCCCGAACGAAGCGAGGAGCGCCTCGTTCCGGAGGATCACCTCATCGCCGAACGTGCTCACCTTCTGGAGCGCTGCGGCGTGCTCCTGGAGGCCCCGGCTGGTGCCCGGGAGCAGATTGCCCTGCGCCGCGAGTGCGCGGTTGAGTTCGTTGATCGCGCCGACCTGCTTGGCCTGGGCATCGAGGAACTTCTTGGCGGCCACGGACGCGACGCCCACGACGGCGGCGACCTTCGCGAACTCCGTCACGAAGCCTTTGATGCCCTGCTTGGACTTCGCCAGCCCCTTCTCGAAGTCGACCGTGCTCGCGCTCAGGATCGCGCGAAGGATTCCGATGACCGCGCCAGCCATTGCTTAGGCCCCCTTCTTCTCTCCCGTGTAGAGGTGGAGCAGAGACTCCTGCATCACCACGGCCAGCGCCTTGGCCACGTCCACCATCGACCCGGAATCATCGATGAGCTGGCCGACTTCCTTGTCAGAGATGTCGGGATGGTGATCGCCAAGCGCAGCCCAGAGCGCCAGCCGGACATCGCTCAGCCGCGGCGAACCCTTCCGGCACGCGGCCACGAGGCTGAGCAGGAACAACTCCGCGTTCACCTTCTTATCGAGCTTCTCCTCCAGCCTGCACATGGCGTTGATTCCCAGGCGCAGCGTGTAGGTCTTCTCGCCGACCACCAGCGGAAAATCGTGGATCATTGCTATGCCCTCGTTGGTCCTTTCCACTCTGGAAGCTTCGGAGCGGAAGTGCTCGCCGCCTGCCTCGCGAGTCTCTTCGCGGTCTTCTCGATCTCCTTCCAGATTTCGCGCTGGAAGACGTCGAGCGCCTTGAACTTGGTCCGTTCCCAGGCCGGACGCGCCCATGGCCGGGCCGGCATGTGCTTCGTGCCGAACTCGTGGAAGAACAAATAGAAGCCCTCTTTGCTCGGCCCCACCGCGACAGCCGCGTCCCCCTTGCTGCTCTTCCCGAAACCCAGAGACAGCCCGCTCAACTCCCCGGCCAGCAGCGAGAAGCCGGCGCCGAGGTCGACGGACGCCGCACCGCCCCGAGCCCGCTCTGCGGCGATCATCATGGTGTCCGCCGCGTGCTTGACCGGCCCCATGAAGCTCCCCTGATCCGACCTCGGCGCCGCGTCTCGCAGGGCGTCGCGCACGGGCTCCGCGGCCTTCTTCAGCGCGGCGCGCAGAGTTCTCCGAGCAGCCATTCCCAGCTCGTGGAGCGCCAGCTCCATCTCCCGGGCCCCCTCGAGCTTCACGCTGAACATAGGCTGCGCCATTACGAGGGCCTCCCGCTGGTCGCCCGGCTCCACGCCTGCATCACGCGCTTCATCTCGGGCGTCGTCTGCGGCCGGCGCGCGGCGTCGGGGCCCAGCACCGAGGCGAGCGTAGGCATGCGCTTCGCGCGCTGGAAGCGGGCAGCCCACCATGCCAGGCCGTGCGCCTGGCGCAGCCGCCAGCCGTAGCCCTCGATCGCCAGGGCCGACTCGCGCGGGGTCAGCGCCCAGAACTCTGAGAGAGACAGCCCTGAGCGCGCGTAGAGGCGCAGAATCTCCGTCACGCTCCAGCCGGAATCGTCCACGCGCCGAGAGGCTTTGGGCTCGTCTGGGAAGCCCGTGCGGATCGCGGCGCCCGCCGCCGCGGCGATCGCCGTGGGACCCGCCTCGTCGATCAGCCGACCCGCTTCCTCGAGCTGCATGGGATGGCACCTCTGCAGGAGCGCCCACGTCACGCAGCGGAGACTGATCGGTCCAGGCTGCCGAAGGCGGGACAGGACATCGCTGCCACGGGAGCCCAACGCGGCCTCCATGGCAGCGATCGCACGCCAGTCGACGACGAGCGTGTATCTCTGTCCGGCAACCTCTAGGTCAGACTGCCCCCAGCGCGCACTCGTGGCGACACCGCTAGGTCTTCGCGATGGACGCATCCGGCTCGAAGGTGTAATCCACGGTCTCGTTGGTCGGATCCTGCGCCGGGAGCGACCCGGGAGCCCGGCTGACGCAGAGTGCGTTCATCGTCCAGGTATCGCCATCGGGGAACACGATCGCGTAGGACACGAGTGTCGTGCTGTTGATGTCCCCATCGAGGGCGTCGTGCGTCGCCGCCGCCGGATCGAACTCCAGCGTGATCGTCATCGGGCCGAGGTCTCGCGCGCCCGAACCGATGACGGTCGACCAGCCGCTCGTCGCGTCGTGCGCCCGACTGCGCAGATGCCCCTGCGTCTCGGTCGGCGGCTGGATGTCGAGGACCTGAGCGACCGTGACTCCAGCCCGCTTGAACGTGGCCGGAAACGTCGAATACTTCGCCATTCTCTCTGCTCCTTCTCGTTACGCCGAGGCGCCGAGGATCAGGATGCTGTAAGTGACGCTTGTCCCCGCGCCACCATTGAGGACGTAAAGCTCGTCTGTGGCGCCGGCACCGACCGCCCATCCGTCCCCAGGATGGACCAAGGCCAGATAGCCTCCCGGCGGGATGTTGATCCGATCACTGGCGTCCCCGAACGGCCCGACCCAGCCGGCCGTGGCGTCCGGGCCGACCACCACGTTGTTCGTGTTCCCCGAGGCGGCCGTGATGATGAGGGCCTTGATCTTCACGAACGTGATCACCGCGCCGAAGGCGTCCACGAGAACCCCGGCGAGATCGAGCACCTCGGGGGTTGAGGCCGCGAGCGTCCGCGTGTCCGTGAACTTGAGATCGACCTTGCCGGCCCCGGTGCCCGCCGTGTACTCGACGTTCGCCATCTTGAATGACGCCTCGTCCATCGGCGTCGAGAGGTCGAGTGGGCTGGTATGCGTCCACGCGACCAGTTGAGCGACTTTTGCCGTCAGCGTCATGTGACCGCCTCCCTTTTCTGGACTCCGTAATCAGCAGTGATCCGCGACAGCTTCAGGTCCGCCCGGCCAAGAACTTCGGGCTCGGCCATCTCCATCTCAGAGAGCAGCCACGCCGCCTGGACCTGGTCCGCTTCGTTCCCCTCGCTCCATCCGTTGAGCGCGATTCTCACGACGTCGGCGAGGCTGCGAGCCCCGTCGTGCGTCTCTGCCCACACGTCGATCTGATAGCGCCCAACGCGCTGGCCTCCGGGTCCGTCGTGTGCGAGCCGATGCGTGCCGAACACCTCGAAGCAGGTGAGGTAGGGCCGCGCGCAACCCTGCGGAACCCGGTCGCGCGGATAGATCCGGGTCCCGACGAGCGCCGTCACGTCGGGCTCGTCGAGCAGATGCAGGCGCAGCGCTGTCCCCGTCGCGGTCATTCGGCCCTCGCCTTGACCCGCACGCGCAGTCCCTCACGACGCCCGAGCTCCACCGCACCGAGGATGTCGTAGAGCCGTGCATCCGTGCGGTCCCGCAGCCGCAGCAGCGGCGTGATGTCGTCCCGGTAGCGGATCTGATACTCGGCCTCGACTGTGGCCTGCTCCTGCCCCGCGTCCCGCCGCTCGTCCCCTCGAGGCTCCCGACGCGACGCCCACACCTCGCACACCGGCAGCCAGCTCGAGACCGAGACCTCGCCCGACGCAGACTGGCTGGTGATCGGCCCCTCGAGCACGACGCGGCGGTCTAGGTCTCCGGCTCTCACTTCTTCTTCCGCGTTCGCTTCGGTTTCTCCGCTGGCGGCTCAGCGGGCGACGGCTCCGGTTCGGGGACCGCCTGCTCCTCGTGGGACGGCTCCTCTACTACCGCCTGCCCTCCCGCCCGCGCACGCTTGCGCTCCAGGCGGGCCTCTGCCTCGGGATCCGGCGGTGCTGGAGCAAGCCGCTCGGCCAGCGTCCGCTGGCGCCGCTCGTGCAGCGTCTCCGGCGTCGGTGGCAGCTCCCAGCCAACCGGCTCGGCGATGCCGGCACGGACGGCCGCTATCGCGCGTGCCGAGCCGGGATCGAGCGTCTTGCCTTTGTGCGGGCCGGCCAAGTGACGGATCTTCATTCTGCCTCCCTAGATCACCACACCCGGAATGGCCACAAGAGCCGATGCGCGGCAAGCGGAACGCTCCCGATAGCGGCTCCGACGATCGCCTCCTCGCGGCGCTCGAACATCTCACCGACGAGCAGCAGCAGCGCCGCCCTTATTGCGCCGGGAACCGAGGCGAATGTCAGCCCATAGCCAGCCACAAATGCGATCTCGACGCTGTTCGGTTGCCCGTAGGTGCTCGGATAGGTGATCCCGTAGGCGGGCACGATGTAGCCTGATTCCGCGAACGGCCCAACCGGGGCCATGACCGAGTAGTTGCCGGCCGCGGCCCACGTCTGGATCGTGCCCTGCGTGTCGTAGTACTTGATTGAGCTCACGCTCTGGAGCGGCGGCCTCGGCAGTTCGATCTTCGTGCCGGAAGTCGGGAAGCTGTCAAGGTAAAGCGTCCAGGTCGCGGTGATGAGCTGGCGCCCGGTCTCGGCCTCCGCCATCTGGGTCGCGGACGGAATCAGGATGGATTCGACGCGCGCCCTCTCGGTCTCCGTATCGACCCGCAGGTGTCCCTTGACCTCGCCTCCCCAGTCGAGGGCAAGGGTTGCCGCAGGGGTCGTGAGCGTGAGAGTCGGCATTCACACGCCCAGAAGCAGACGGTACAGGTCGAACAGTTGCAGCACCTCGGCAGCGCTCAACGCTTTCCCGGTGACGAACGGCAGCGCGATCCGGCCGTGGAACTCGGTGGTTGGCACTGCCGTCACACCACCGCAGCCAACTGTGAGAGGCGCGGCTCCGGCTTCCATCGCGACATAGGCGCCGGTCTCGACGGTCGTTCCGTCGTTCACCAGCACCCCGTTTTTGTAGAGGTTGACGACGGGCGCCGTCTCCGTCCCGTCGTAGGACGCCACCACGAAGCACTGCTCCCCGATGACCAGCGCCGCCGTGGACGCTGCGATCTCCGATGTGGATACGTTGGCGTCATGCAGCTCCAGCGAGAGCAGGCCAGCGGCGTCGATCCAGAATCGCCACTCTTCTGCGTTGCCGGCCGAGTCGTACTTCGCGAGCATGACGTTGCTGACGATGGCATTCGGCAGAATCGCGCAGCCAACGGAGAACGGCGAATCGTTCGCGCCGTCTCCGAACGAGTAGTTGGCGTGGTCGATCCCGGCGAGGTGATGATCCCCGGTAGGATGGAAGTGATAGCTGTGGACCCCGCCGGCATGCTTGAAGGGCGCGAAGTCGTCCTCGAGCGCCTCCGCTGCCCCGCCCGTCTCGGCAGACGTGAGGTCCCCAACGGACAGGCCAGAGATCAGCCCGCCCGATCCTTCCAAGAACGGCCAAAGGCTCGCTTTTGTGGTCCCGAGGATTGCCATGATGGCAGAAAGAGCCCGAGGGGTCTCCCACTGCCCGATTGGACTGACTAGCATCGCTGGCCTCCGGTTACCTCATCGGACGTTCAGGCCCCATGGTTCCGTCTCGCACACCCATAGGTGATAGACGGCTTTGCTATCCACCAACTCATCAGCAGGCGGAAAGCACTGGACTGCCCACCTCCCCGGATACGCCTCGGCGAAGGCCTCCCAGACCTCACTCCAGGAGAGCGGGGTGTAGCCAGGGGCGAAGATCTTGAGCTGCAGGACTGGCCCGAGACACGAGTCCCGGCGCCCTCGCTCCGTGATCCGAAGCTCCCTGGCCACACACGCTCACCTGCTACGACTAGTCGTCGACCGAAGCCGTACCAACGAGGGCGCCTCGCTCCGGACCGACCTCGACGTACTCATTGCGGAACTGCGCCATGGCCGAAGCCCCACCGTTGCCGGTGATCGCCGCAGCGATCGTGGCGAGGTCCGTGAAGATGTCACAGTCCTGGATGACACCGGTCGTCGCCGTGATGACCTCGATCCCGGGCTCAGCGTCCGTGACCAGGAGACAGCCATTGATTCGCAGGTTCGTCGAGAGGGTCGTGTCCGCGTTGATCGGCGCGACGACACCGGCTCCGACGATGTTGATGTAGCAGTCCTCGACCAGCACGTCGTTCGAGGCCCCGGTGAGCTTCACGCCCGCGATGTAGCCGGCAGCCGTGCCGTGCGACAGAACCT